TCAACCTGATATGACTTGGATTAAATCAAGAAGTAGTGTTTTAAATCACTATCTTTATGATGCTGTCAGAGGTGCAACAAAAAATCTACCTACTAATGATACTGATGCAGAAGGAACTACTGCCGAAGGACTAAAATCATGGCAGTCAGATGGTTTTACATTAGGTACAAGTGGTGGAGAGAATGGCAATACAGTAACTTACGCATCTTGGAATTGGAAAGCCAATGGTGCTGGTTCATCAAACACAGATGGTGGTATTACATCAACAGTTTCAGCGAATACTACATCAGGATTTTCAATAGTTACTTGGACAGGCACAGGTTCAGCAAGTACAATCGGTCATGGTTTAGGTGTAGCACCAGCGATGGTTATTTTAAAAAGTACATCAAATGGTTATGGTTGGTACACTTGGAATAAAGGTTTAAGTAGCGAAATGAATAAATATGTACGATTAGATACAACTGGTAGTGTTGCAACAGACACTTCTGCATTTGGTTCTACAGCTCCTACTACAACAGTTTTTCCAATAGGAACAGGAAATGCAGGAACAAATTCATCAGGTCATACTTATGTAGCTTACTGTTTTGCTTCTATAAAAGGTTATTCAAAATTTGGAAGTTACGAAGGAAATGGGAATGCTGATGCACCATTCTGTTATACAGGATTTACCCCAGCTTATGTAATGCTAAAAAATGCAGATGCTTCACAAAGTTGGCAAATATATACTTGGGATATGCAACCATTTAATGAATTTTGTACGACAGATGCAGGAAGATTAAAAGCAGATTTAACTGAAATCGCAAGCACAAAAAATGCAATGGATATGTTATCTAATGGATTTAAAATAAGAACTAGTGCTGGTGATATAAATACAAGTGGACAAACAGTAATATATGCGGCATTTGCAGAATTTCCAACAGTATCATCGAATGATGTACCGACGGTAGCGAGGTAGGCAACTACCATGCTATTAGGATTTTCATCATTCGCAGAATTACCAATTTCAACGGCGGGACCGGATAACAGTGTAACTTTTACTGTTGCAGCTAATACTTTCAGCATCAGTATAGGTAATCCAGAGATTACTGCCGATGCCATTGTAGAAGATGTTACAGCTAATCCATTAACGCTTGGATTGGGAACCGTTACTTTCCAAACAGACGCTAACTTAATTGCTACAGCCAATCCTCTTACTTTAGGAACGGGAATAGTCACGGTAACAGCGGGCGCGAATGTTTATCCTTCCGGAAATAGTGTTGTAATTTCTTCAGGAACTGTTACAATCACTGGAGACGCAAATGTAACACCTACTGGAGCTCCTTTGACGTTGTCAGCAGGTACAATTGCAGCTATAACATGGAGTGAAATACAACCAGGTGCAACTATGATCTGGACACCAATAGACCCGACTTAAACTTATGGCATCAACTTATTCAACAGATATTCAATTAGAACTCGTTACAACTGGCGAAAAAGCCGGGTTGTGGGGAACCATTACCAATACCAATTTACAAATTTTAGAACAGGCAGCGACAGGTTATGTAAGCATTGATATGGCGGCAGCCGATGTCACTTTGACTCTAACAGACGGCGCAACTTCTAATGGAAAAAATATTTATTTAAGACTTTATGGAACATTAGCAGCGAACCGAACTTTAACAATGCCTGTAACTGCAGAAAGAGTTTGGATTATAAAAGATGAAACGGTTAGAGGAACTTCTAATAGAACACTTGGAGTTTTAACCGCTTCATCAAGTAACACCGTTGCCATTCCTCCTGCAGCAGTCATATTATGTAGATCCGATGGAACGGATACAGTTGGAGCCATTCTTCAAAAAGGATATGCAACCATTACCGATTCTAATTCTCCTTATACAACAGTAGCAGGAGCTCAAATTTTTGCTAACACTTCAACCAATCCTATTACAATAAATCTTCCTCTTTCACCTTCTGTGGGAGATGAAGTTACTATTATTGATACCAGAGGATCCTGGGGATCTAATAATTTAACCGTAGGTCGAAATGGTCAACCTATTAATACATTAACTTCTGATCTAGTTTTAAGTAATAATGGTCAATCCATAACGTTAGTTTACATAGACTCAACACGTGGCTGGGCTTATAAAACTAACTATACTTCTTAGGAGCTACAGAGATGGCTCTTACATCTATACAATTTGCACCCGGAATAGACAAACAAGATACAGCGGTTGGCGCGGTTGGTCGTTGGGTTGATTCCGATAATGCTCGATTCAGATATGGTCTTCCTGAAAAAGTAGGAGGATGGTCTTCTCTTTTAACGGATACTATTTGTGGCGTTGCCAGAAAACAACATTCCTTTGTAGATTTAGACGGCAATAGATATGTAGGAATTGGCACGGATAAATTTCTTCTTCTTTATTTTGAAGGAACTCTTTATGATATTACACCTTGGCGTTCTAACAACGCAGGGGCTCAAACGACTTTTACTTCTTCTACTTTAGCAACCGATAGTACAACCGTTAAAACATGTACGATTACTACAACCAGTGCCCATAGTTTAGCTGTGGGAGATATGATTGTTTTGGATTCAGTGACTCTTCCTGGTGGAACGGGTTTAACCGATGCTCAATTTGAAGATAAATTATTTCAAGTTTTATCAGTTCCAACCGATGTTACCTTTACCATTAATTCATCTGCTCAAGCGAGCTCAGTAATTTCTACAGGGGGAAGTATGACCGTTCAACCTTATCAAAGCGTTGGACCCACAGCTCAAACTTATGGATATGGATATGGTGTAGGCAATTATGGTGGAACGATTACTGGAGTTGTAGCGAATGATTTAGATGGGGCTTTAGCCGCTGACTCCCAAGGAAATAATGGCTCCGCTACTCAAATTAGATTAACTGATGGATCTGGTTTTCCAACTTCGGGAACTATTGCAGTCGAAAATGAATTAATTACCTATTCAGGTAGGTCAGTGAATGAATTAACAGGTATTGCGCGGGCTCAGAAAGGAACTTCTACAGCGATTCATGCTGATGCAACCGCAGTTGATAATGCTACCGATTATACAGGATGGGGAAATGCTGTATCCGCCTCGACGATTACTTTAGAACCCGGTCTTTGGTCTTTAAGTAATTGGGGTGGTGTTTTAACGGCAACGATTTCTAATGGAAAAACTTTTACCTGGGACTCTACGATTGCTGCCCGTTTTACAACCCGAGCTTCAACAACAACAACAAGTTATGAAACCAATGTTACTGGAGATTTTGGAAATCCTACAGCGAGTCGAATAACTTTAATTTCACCAACGACGCGTCACTTAATTCATTTAGGAACCGAAACAACGATTGGTACAGCTTCCTCACAAGATGATATGTTTCTTAGATTTTCGGATCAGGAAGAAATTAATACCTATGCTCCGTCGGCAACAAATAGTGCGGGTACTTATCGATTACAAGATGGCTCAAAAATTATGGGGGGTATTGTAGCTAAGGAAAATATTTTAATATGGACTGATAACGCATTGTATTCTATGAAATTTGTAGGGGCTCCTTATACCTTTGGTTTTGAACAGGTGGGTACAAACTGTGGCCTCATTGGTCAAAATGCCGTGGTTGAAATTGATGGGGTAGCCTATTGGCTGGGCAATAATGGTTTCTTCTCCTTTGATGGTACCGTTAATAATTTACCCTGTAGTGTAGAAGATTATGTCTTTGATAATTTTGACACGACAAAGGGACAACAGGTTGCGGCAGGAATTAATAACTTGTTTACAGAAATTATTTGGTATTATCCAACGCAAGGCGCCACTTATAATGATCGATACGTCGTGCATAATTATGGTGAGTCTCAAAAGCTTCCTATGGGCAATTGGTATATTGGAAGTAATACAAATTCTATTCGAACGACTTGGATTGATTCTATTATCTATCCTAAACCTTACGCGACTCAATTTAATAGTACGTCTACTGGAACGTTTCCAAGTATTATTGGAGAAACAGGACTCGGCCAAACCGTTTATTTTCAACAAGAAACGGGGACCGATCAGATTAATCCTGATGGAACAACAACGACTTTAACCTCTCATGTTCAGTCTTATAATTTTTCATTACAAAAAGATCAGACCGAAGTCTTTTTGGCGATGAGAAGATTTATTCCTAATTTTAAAGTTCTAACGACTAAAAATACAGTCACTATTAAACTCAAAGATTATCCCGCAGATACTTTAGCGAATAGTGATTATAGTCCTTTTATCATTTATCCAACGACTCAAAAAATAGATACCAGAGCCAGTGGAAGATATGCAAGTTTAAGAATTGAAACTGATGGAGCTGCAGAGGACTGGAGATTCGGAACTTTTCAAGTAGACTTACAACCAGACAGGAGACGATAATGACAAAAATCGTAGTAAGATTACCCGAACCTAAAAAAGAATATTCTGAAGATAACCAAAGACAAATTAACAGAGCATTAAGTTCTATGATACAACAATTGAACTCGACTTATTTACAACCCGACAAGGACGATACAGAAAGATTTACTTTCTTTTTATCATAATGGCAAACGTATATAAAAATATTCAAGCAACAATTGATCAAGCGGCAACCAATGTTGATATGTATACATCGCCCGCGGCTACAACGAGTATTATTAAAACGATTCGAATCTTTAATACTCATAGCGGAGCTTTAGATGTGACATCTACAGTTTACGATGCTTCATCAACAACTAATTTTGAATGGGATAAGACCAACGTGGTTGCGGATAATCATGGCAATTTATTAACTTATAACAATCTTTTAGTGTTAGAGGCGGGAGATATTTTAAAAATGCAAACACCCACAACCGGTGTTATAAATATGACTGCTGCAGTATTACAAATAACTAGACCATCTGAGGTCACAATTACATAGGAAATAAATGCCTTTTATAGAGCAAGAAGCAAAAAGTGAAGTTAAAATAATCGATGGTAAAAAAACCCATGTGATTACCCCTGAATGTGAGATTACTCTTACAAACCTTGAAACAGGTCAAGAATATATGTCGGATTCAGAAGCCGACGAGGATGTAAATAACTCTGAGACAGCTACCAAAAGAGAGCATATAAGAAGAGATGTTCATCTTAAAGTAGCCGCGATTGACTTAGGCGCGGACAGCGGAAAGGTATAATACATTGACGATGAGCACAAAACCTAGTAAATTGAAATATCATAGCGTAATTTCAAGCTTTACGCACTT